AATCCCATAACTTGCTAAAACGTCTTGAGTCTTTGGACCTCTAACAGATACAAATTTTGATTGTTCTAGGAGGAAAGAATCTAATTCTTCTCCACGCCATCCGCAATTAACAAAAATTGGAGTAAAGCCTGACTCTAATATTTCAATCATAACTTCATTACAAATAGTGCTACCTAGTACCGAATAGCAATTTTTGTCGTCTTGATAGAAACCCTCTAACTCTTCTTTAGATAGTAAGACATCTATTAGAGCATCCCCATAGTTTCTAATAGAATCATGCTTATTTAGAGGGTTGTCTGTAATAGGTTCTTTATCTGGTAGCCACTCATAAATCATTGCTTTAACTTATCAAAGAAAAATAACCCTTATAAGTTAATACACGCTATGGGTGTGTCTTACAGAATCACAAACAAGATTTGATACTATTTTTCTATGGCTGCATACCACTATCACCTGTTACTTAACGGGTACGCAAATAAACCACCTACAAGCGTGGAAGAAACTGAAGCATGGGTTTATCAATTAGTAGACAAAATTGGTATGAAAGTTGCTATTGATCCACGCGCTGCATATGTTGAAAAAGAAGGAAACAGAGGTATGACAGCAGTAGTAGGAATAGAAACGTCTCACATTGCTATGCATGTTTGGGACGAAACTGACCCTTCATTTGTCCAGTTCGATTTATACACCTGCTCAACTTTAGACATAGATGTAGTTATTGAAGAATTAGAAAAATTCTTAGATCTTTATGAATACCAAACTTGGATCTTAGATAGAAGTCAAGGGTTTAAACATATAGAAGCCAAAGAAACTTTAGGGCAACAAAACCTTTAAATCAGGGGATATGCCCCAATTTGACATATTAAATACTAGTAGTATATGCTGTATCTATGATACAAAATGAAACGACGAAATTGGTTCCAAAATCAAGAGTGGGTAAGCCAAAGATGAATAATCAGGAGCTACCTCTAGAAGTCATAGAAAAATTACAATCTATAGACAAACGCACTCCTGTGGGCAAAGAGACTAGAAAAGCATATATGAAAAAACTGCACTCTCTTAATTGGACTTTAACTGCTATAGCAAGAGGTGCTGGTCTATCTAGAGAAAGAGTTCGTCAACTTATTGAAGAAAATAAAAGTTATGACTTTTCATTAGTAGAAGACTTTCCTGCACCACGAGTTGATGTATGGGTTGCTAGTGCTAAAAAAGAGATAGTTCTTCCAGACGAAGAAATACTAAAAAGACTTTTAGAACTAAAAGCTTATGCTGCAAGAGTTAGAAGCCATAGTCCAAGGTATCGTGAAGAAGCCGAGGAATACACAAAACTTATTAACGAGTGCGTAGAAAACGGTGTAACTCTATACAGACTAAGTAAACTACTTGATGTTACTCATGGCGCATTATTGTTTAGATTAGTTAGATACGGTTATAAAGAAACTACTGGAACTTCTAAATCTCTTACAAAAGTATTAGACAAAAACAGAAAGCAAGTTTAAAGTCTTTTACCAATCCATTCAGCGATGTTGACGGTCACTGCATTTCCTATTTGTTTATAGCGATCTGCAGTTGACTGTCCATCAGTCCAGTTATCTGGAAAACCCTGTAATCTCTCACACTCTACTGGCGTAAGTTTTCTAACAAACAATTCATCATCTAAAAGAAGTGGGACATTGTTTCCACCAGTGCCATATCTGGCAGTTATTGTTGGTGCAATGTCTTTATAAACTCTAGGATCTCCAACCCTATTACCTTCATAAAGAGTAGACATTAAAGTCTTTTACCAATCCATTCAATAACATTTACAGTTACTGCGTTACCCATTTGCTTATATCTATTTGAGTCCGCTTGACCTGAAGTCCAATCATCTGGAAAACCTTGAAGTCTTTCACATTCGATAGGTGTAAGACGACGAACAGTTGAATTTTTAATTACTGCTGGAAATCTATTTTTCTCTGGCATTGTTTGTCCTTTTGCAAGAACTGCGTCTAGTGTTTGAGAAGTTTGACCACCGTTCCACCAAGTGCCATCTGTTTGAGCCTCTGCAACGAAGTCACCTGAATCTGTTCCTGTGCGAAGAGATCTATAAACTTCTTGCTCTAACTTTTGATTGTAAGCATCATAAGAGATTGCAACCCCATGTGGACCAACAGTGTCTACTGTATACATCGGGCCATCAATTTCTCCATAGCCTTTACCTTGAGGACCTGAAGTATCTGCTCTTCCAATAGTTGTTGATTGAATTGCAATTGATTGAGCTCCAGTTGAATCCAAAGTATAAGAAGGTTGTCCAGCAGTTTGTGCAACACCTAAACCATTTTGATTCTTCTGCATCTCTCTACCATCTTGAATTGGATAAACATCTGTAAGTAAAACAGTTGCACGAGCCTCGCCACTATTATCAAAAACATTTAATGTTGGAGAAACTAATTGTTCTGCCCAAACTTCTGGTGGAAGATTACCATTTTCGTCTCTAGCACCAGAGCGAATAGTTTTTATGAAAGTGCTGACTTCTCGATGATCTTCTTCAGAGCGTTCTCCAGAACTTCTGGTAACGGTTTCCCGCGACCCGTTGCTCGACGAATAATTCCCTCCGCTGCTTTCGCGCTCAGTGAGTACTTCTCGGAAGCGTTTGGTTCCAAGATTTGCGACAACAAAGACTCTCCTGCGTCGTTGCGGGACTCCGAAGAACTGCGAATTAAGGACACGCCATTCGATGTTGCTATACCCTGCGTCGGCCAAACTAGAGAGGACGACTCCGAAATCGCGTCCGTTGTTGCTTGATAAAAGTCCTGGGACATTTTCCAAGATGATAGTTTCTGCTTTGACATGCGTCGCGAAAGAGAGAGCGTCAAAGAAGAGTCCTGTTCGCTTACCAGCGAGTCCAGCCCGTTTTCCTGCAACGCTAACATCTTGACACGGGAATCCTCCAACGACAAGGTCGACTTGTCCAACGAGTCCGATTTCATCTGCCCACTCCTTTGCTGTAACAACATCATTATGTTTTGGCACATCTGGCCAATGATTTTCTAAAACTGATAAACACTTTTTATCTATTTCAACTTGACCTACGCAAGTGTGACCTGCTCGTTCTAGACCCAAATCAAAGCCACCAACACCTGCAAAGAGGCTTACAAATTTAATAGATTTTCCCATAGGAAACAGCTTACCAAAATAAAGCTGCTAATTCAATGCTAAAACGCTTTTAACCACTTAACAATATCTTCTAACTCTAATTCGTTAGATTCTTCCTCGCCAACTAAATTCTGTAGACGAACCAACTTATCAGACAACTCTTGCTTATTTAGCCCAGTATGGTACATTAAATACTCTTCCATTTTAATTAATGCCTCGTGAAGAGCATTTATTGAAACCACACTGAAACCAGAATTATGCATGGCATCTTGCAAAATAGAGTCTTCTTCAGGACTAATGTTTTCCATGCCTAAAGTATAAACCCATAAACACTTGTTAAAAGGAATGTATAATTAAAAGACAAGGAGATATGTATATATGAAATGCGATAGATGTGTGTGGCACGAAATGCCTAATAACACTGTTCGTTTAGTCAAACATGTGGAGCAATGCTCTGCCTGTTCAGATTACGATGTAGTTGCTGTATGGAGAGATGCCGAACTCGTTGTAACTAAAGAAGCTCTAGAAACAGACATTGTATTAGAAGAGATTGTTTTTAAAAAATACAAAAAACCTGAAGTATATGTGCAGACAGATGAAAGAATTGATTCTGGAGAAGTAGCGGTTGAAGAAGAGGAAGTAGTAGAAGAAGAAGTATAAGTACTAATTAATAACGTACTGCTTCTAAACTATCTAAAACCTTTTCTTTAGAAATTGTTATTAAAAACGCTGCTATATCTTGTACACCAAAACTTATAATAAAATTACCTTTATGCTCAACTAATCCTGACGCAAACTCAACGCCAGACTTTCTAAACTGAAAATGATCTGAGATACCAATAATCTTACCTTTTTCATCAAAACGAACAAAGCAATGAGTGTAGTTTCTTATAAAAGCATTAACGGTGCCAAAAGAATTATTCTCTTGAACCGTTGTGTGTCTACCTATAGTTCTATGCATAATTCCTAAATAAGTTGAATCCTTTAAACTTATAAGATTAGTGTTACCTCTTAAAGCATGAAGATCACTATTGTCACTCATTAGTGTAGTTAGCACACCATTTTTAACGGTGGCATTAGGACCATAAATAAAATCAAAATTGGGGTTATTGTCTGGAGGAAGCATCCAGTTCTTTTCTGGTCTCTTTACTTCTATGCCAGGAAACTTCTCCATGTGAACTACTTTTTCTGCTTTTGCATCAAGTCTACAAATTGCCATTCTTGCAACTTCACAGAGTTCTTTCTCCATCATCACACAAGTAAAATGCCAAGCATTATCTCTCCAAAAAAGTTTTGGATCTTCCATACCTCTATCAAGTTTTATATTAAGTTTAGAAAAATCTATTTGACGAAGATTTTTTAATTCAAAGTCTTTATCCAACTCAGCAAAATATACTTTATTTTTTATCAGACCAGAGGAATGGCTAACCGTATAAGCACCATTTGGTGCAATGTAATAATTACTTGACCTTATTGCTACTGCATAACCCTTCTTAGGTGAGTGACCAATTGAAGGATTTGTTGCAGACCAATGGGTATCTTTAGGATCTACATATCTAGCAAGTTCTTTGCATGCTGCATCAAAAGGTGGATTTGTTAATTTTGCATAGTCATAGAGACTTACTACTGGACTAGGCATCGTAAACTCCTTTAGGATATCTATCTACTACTTCAGATATTTTTCTTGAAACACCAAAAATATTATCTCCCACATGATCCATTCTATAGCCAATGGCTTTCAATTTATTTACATCATGAAAAACAGGATCTTCAAAAGTATTCTCTGTCCAAGCTTTTCCATCAAAACCTGCACTTTTTAAAAGACTAACTAAAGAATGAATACTGTACTCGTAATTATGCCTATGATATGCAGGTGGCACTTGGTAGTGCATATAAAAGTATGGCTCTATGCCATTAAGCATTTTTGTAATAGATAAAGAACTAACAGCATTAGGAGTAGTAGTAATTAGAGTTCCTTTAGGTTTTATAACTCTATTAATCTCAGAAAGCATGGCCATAGGATCTATCTCCATATGTTCAAGAACTTCACAACAAATTACATAATCAAAAGTGTCTGGCTTTTCTTTAATTAAATGCTTTTCTAAATCTAATTGGTATGTAGTAGCCTCTACCTGTTTTCCACCAAACTCAAAAGTTTTCTTAACTACAGAACTCTTCTTCTCATCTAACTCTGTAACATAAACTTCTAAATCAGGAGCGAACTCTTTTAAAACTATTGGAACTAAACCACTAGTTGCAACCTCTAAAAGTTTTCCTTTAGGTTCCTGATCAAGTAAAACTTGAATAGTTCTAAGAAATCTTCTTTCATGAGTTTTATGATAGCTATCATCTTTAGGTATAAGTTTACTTACAAAACTAGCAAGTTTAGGGTTTATGTCTTTATAAGTATCTTTTATCATTAGTTTGGTCGCAGTTAACTACTACTTACTACACCCTCTCGCTTCTCTGCTCTTATCCTCAGTTTTTCTGGTGAGTATCCTCCAACAGTTCTACCTGTTGCCTTACCTCTTCCAGAAACTGCTGGAGCAGTGCGTGGATTCTGTTTTCTTGCTTTAGTGCGACCACTACTTTGAACAGGTTCGCTAAAACCTTTACCTTTTTTCTGTTTTCCCATAGCAAAAGAATACTAAATAAAATAAGCGACTATATGTAGAAACGCTTAACCTCTAGAGGAATAAAAACCAGAACCCTTAAAAAGCACTGGATTACTTGTAAAAACTCTTTTAAGAGGTTTACTACATACTGGACACAGTGTTTTAATCTGCTCTGAGCCCATTGGACGCTCCTCTAAATAAGAGTGCCCGTCTTCACATTGATATTCGTATGTAGCCAAAATCTACTCACTATTTTGAGTTATCTGCAATAAGACGGATTTCGCAAGCGTCTGTAGTGCAGTAAGCCTCACCGATAGCGTCAGAAGCCATTCCAGCATAAACACCAGAGAAGTCGATAGGGAACAACTTCATAGTTGCATCTACATACTCTTCTTCAGTCATTTGTGTATATGGCATTTGAGGATAAGTAAAGTTTCCTGATGGTAAGAAACTTACAGTTTTTAGTTGTCCGTCATACATATGAAGGACAGTTCCAACATGCTCTTTCTCTGTTTCAGGATTAAACGAAATAGTTACAGAGACAGAGTTATCTGACCAGTAGCGTTGTGCAGTTGCTGCAAGCGCCATCTTTTCAAAAATAGTTACATCTTTTTCTGCACGCTCTGCATCTGATTTGATAGGAAAGAAAACAACAGAAGTTGTGTCAGGTGATTCTGAAGCTGGTTCAACTCTATAGTTTGCCATTTTAAAAAGTGGAAGCATTGCATCAGAGTTAGCAAAACGAATTGCTCTTAAGAAATACTTTCCACCTGGAGTCCAGTGAACTCCTGGGCTTTCACCTGCAAGAATTGAAACGGTGCCAGAAGGCTTAACGGTTGTAGTTTTGATTGACTCACGAATACCAAGCCACTCTGAATAAGTTGTGTCGTAGTTCTTAATATTTTTATAACCTTCATCCATCCAATCACGCAAAATTGGTAAACCAACTTTGTCAGCAAAATTTGCAACACCTGACATAGAAGTACCAATACGACGATTACGTTGCATGATTGCGTTTGTCTCTTCCCAGTGAGTTGGAAGAAGAGTTACAGTCTTTGCATAAAGATAAGCGAACTTTAGTGTGCGCTTGTAATCTTCTAAAGACTCATGACGATTTAGATAAGTTTCAACAAGAGTACACATTTCATATGACTCAAGTGATTGTTCAGCGCAAGGGTTGTAACCTGCAATGCGATGATCTTTATTATTAATTGGATCTGCAAGACGGCCATACTTTTTAGAGACATCCATCCAAATAACGCCAGGTTCACCATTGCGAGCGATACCATCAACAATTTTTGATAAGTCTTGACCAACGCTAACTGCAACTGAGTTATTACTCATCCAACCCCAGCCAGGAGCTTTTGGATCGTAAGAATTACGCTCTGGAAAAATATCAGCATTTTTTAGATTTAAAAACTCATCGTCATCAATAGAGCCAATAAGAAGTTCAGCACTACGACGTACGTTGCCAGATACAACACAAACACCAATTAAGTTTCCAATATCTGCAATATCTCTTTTTGTTAACTTCTCTCCAGCACGATTGTTAAACAAATTATGTATGTAGTTATGTAGTCTTTCTAGAGGTTCGTGACCTGCAGCAGTTCCACCGAAAGTTGAAATAGGTGCGCCAGCAGGACGGATTAGAGAGTAATCAAACTCTAAGCAATTCTGTTCAGGCTTTAAATAAGAATTAACAAGCATGGTTAGAGAGTCAACCCAACCCTCGCGAGTGTCAGGAATTTCAAACTTTACGCACTCTTCAGATTTTGGTTTGTAAATTGTAAAATCTTTTTCAGCACCTTTATCATCAAAGCCAACACCAACGCCAAGCATTGATGCTTCCATTAAAAATCCAAAAGGTTTTGCTGGATCGTTCTTTGTCATTTCTAAAGTAGAAACAAAAGCACAGTTTTGTAGTGCTGCTGAGTTTCTTTGCTCATTAACAATTGGAGTTCCCATAACCCAAAGTCCACGTCCTGGTGGAGTCCACTTCAAATTGAATAAACGATCAAATGCTTCTTTAGCAGATGCTTGACCGCGAGTATCGTTCCAAGGTAAACGGTTAGTTTTGCAATGATCTTTTTGTAATGAATACATGCCATTAATAACACGCTCACAAACATCAACCCAAGTCTCTTTAGTTCCATCCTCTTTAAGTCGAGAGTAAGTACGAAGAAAAGTAATCTCTCCAACAGAGTTATCAGCAGCGTCTCTATAACCAAAAGGTGATTTTTTACTTCTGTATCCTGATACAAAGTCCTCTGACAACTTAAAAGACAATACTAATGACAATTTCTTCTCCATCTACTTGTAAACAAAAACAAACACTATGTTAGTGGTTGATTGATATTTCTTGGGGTTACCCTCTTGGGAATATTAAGTATACAAGTTATTCGAAAAGATTAATTTGATTCGGATAAACTTCATCTTTAACTTTGACACCTAGAACAACACTAATAGCTGCTTTAACGCCTGCACAAAAATGTTCTGGTTGTTCTGAAAACTCTGCTGCTTTTAAAAGATTCTCTAACTTAGTAGCAAGAGAGTGTCTTACCTCTGCCTCTACTAAACTTCTAGTTGCGTCCCAGTGAGACCAATCAACGCCAACGTAAGCAGAATTATCGTAACTCATAGTAAGTCTCCAATATCTTTAATAGGGATGTCGCATTGAGAAGCAACCTCAACCTCAAGTTTAGCCCCAAGAGAGTCTTGCCACCCTGGTAACAGGGCTACTATTTCGCAGTCGAGAAGGGCTCTTATATCTTCTCTCATAAAATCTGCTCTAGGTTTTGAACTATCCCCATCGAAAAGTTCAGACGGATCAAAAACTTTAAAACCTTTATCTCTTAATAACTTTGCTGCTTGCCTAAAAGCAGGGTAATTAAAATCTTCTATTCCAGTCATGGGACCAGACAGATAAACACTTTTCAATCTCTAACTCCAAACAAAGACTTAAATATATCTAAACAGGTAGGACAAACTGGATATTTATCAGGGTCTCTAGAGGGAACCCAAATTTTCCCACAAAGAGCCACTACTGGAGTGCCTTCAATTAGAGCTTTGGTTGCCTCTTCTTTTTCAACGTAGTGAGAGAATCTTTCATGATCTCCGTTGTCGTTAGTAACGCCAGACGTTTCTAATTCTTCAATTAGAAGATTTTTCATTGCACTCATATTTAAAATTACTTTTCTATCAATCTTTTAATAAATTTTTTAAACTTCTTCTTTTTGTAGTATTTTTTTGCAATTTTTACAGATGTCAGGCAGTCTTCGTAAACTAATCGATATTGGCTATCCTCGTTATAGAAATCCCACTCTAAGGGGTTCCGTTTCTTACTTAAATTTCTTTGCTTCAAAACTGCTTCAGTTGCCTTGTGTGCCAGTTTTTTACTCTTCATTTGAATCCCTAGTCCTTTGCGTCGATAAAACTATACCTCTAAGAACGGGTAAATAGGCTATAAACAATGAAAATACCTAAAATAACTAAACACCCTAGAAGCACCCAACCGTCTCCCGTAGAGCCTCTATTTATGTAATATCTGCTCTCTTCATAGAGTTCATAGTCCTCTTGACCTAAAGGCGTGTATGGGCTTTCTGGACCCTTTAAGCCTGTTTTCTCATGCTTTGGCTTAGAAACACGTCTGCCCATAAAGCCTCATCCTTTCCATAAGTAGGTAGAGAGTACCACCTAAAGGGGCTATTTTCAGCTATTTTGTATTATATAGCATGTCGTTTTTAAATGCAAAAAGGGGCCTACTTTCCTGCATTTTTGTCTATAATAAAGGGGGTTTTCTATTATAGATGAAAAAGGGTCAAAAACAACAAAAAACTCTAAGTTTGTGAATAGTATACTTTTTTGCCTTTTAGGTGGTATACTATCCAAAAAGTAACTAGTTATATCTAAAATAGTAAAATAGTATAACTATTAAACTATCCATCTAACATCAATAAAACTAAAGTTACTCGTATTCATAGAGACTTTATCTCCACGCCTATAGTAAAGTATAGTTAGAATTGATGTTAGATGGTTGGTTTATTTTAGTTAATTTAGGTGTTATAGTTGCATATTTTTTTATAGTGTGTATAGTGTTAGTGTATTGATGGATATAGGGGTAGTTGCGTATGGTTTTAGGTGCGTGCTATCGTCTTAGCCAAAGACAAAGAGATGAGGTAAGAAAATGCAATACAAAGAAAATTGGTTTCCAATTGGATTACTTTTAGTTGTTATATCAATGTCAATGGAATCTTGGGGTAAATATGTTGTAGGAACTTTTGCAGCATTATTTATTTTAGCTTCTTTTGGATCATCAACTAACAAAGAAAAAAATGACTACAAGAGATACTACAAACCTTGAGCAAAGTAGATGAAGCCATAGATGCCAGAGGAATACCAACGGCTGTATGTCCTCTTTGTGGAAGTGATTGGTTCTATGTTCCAGTTAAGTTTAACCTAGAAACACACAAAATCTCTGCATGGGGAACTGATGGATACTGCTACTCATGCTCTAGCAAAGTTACTGTTGTAACTCCTGTAGATGGTGAGGTACTACTTGATGAAGATGAAGACGATAACAATGAGTAAAAAGAAACTAGAAGTTATCAAAGGTGGTAATCAAGAACTGGATATAGAAATACCAGAACTAGACAAAAGAGTAGAGATTGCTTCAACGGCTCTACTTAAATACTGGTTCCCTAAAAGGGTTCCAGAAGATATTGAAAAGTGGGCAGAAATTGCTTACAACGATGCTTCAGCAGTAATTAAAGCCCTAGAAAAGAAAGGCTACCTTAAATGACCTTAAGAGAATATTTCCTAATAGGTGCTGTTACCTTTGCGTCTAGTTTTCTAGCAATCTTTAGTTTCTCACTTATGTCGTTTTTTCATAAAAGAAAAATAGCACTGAGAATGATAGATGACCTAAAAAGCGAAATAGAGACAGAAATGAAATTTAGAGACATAGTTAAAAGTAATTTTAAATCGGAAGGAGTAGACGATGAGTAATGAAGAAGAGTTACAAAACTCTGCCTTATCTGCTTTAGGTCTTACCTCTGAACAAGTAACCAACGTAGATAGACAGTTAAGAGATAGACCAGAAGCAAGAGATCCAAGAGTCTGTATCTGTGGACACTCTTTCTCTAGACATTACATGGCTGGAGGTGTCTCCATATGCAAACCATCAAAAATGAAATGCAAATGTACATATCCAATGTATGTCCTAGAAACTAACGACACTAGAGCATTCCTAAGAAAGACTAGTGGGTCTGGAGCGTTCCATGCACTATCTCGAGGAATTGCTGCAACGGAGAATCATGGAAAGAAAATTAAGTGGCTAATTCCAGTTCCAATTGAGTGCTTCGAATGTGGTTCAACGACAGGGGTCACAATTACTCCCGTGTCTGAAAACAAAATCCCAATTGAAGTAGAAAGTTCTAGAAACGCGTTTTTGTGTATCTCATGCAGAAATCAGAAAAAGACAGCTCCTTTGGAAGAGGTCTAAATGAAGCACACCAAAACCACTACTGCTGGAAGAATATATCTTCTACTAGAGCCAGTCATATCTAAAGAAGATAAAGACTTCGATGAAATAATTGACGCCATCAACACTGGTCTGACAGAGTGGAGAGACGCAATAGCAGAAGAGTTACATAAG